TTCATTTCTTTACCTTGTGTTAAAACAATCTCTTTAAGAAAATCATAATTTAATCTCTTTGCTGCCTTTAATACTTCTTCCCACATAGTAATCAATAATCCTTTATCATCGTCATTACGCCTCTATAAACCATTTCGGGTTCTGATTTTGCTGAAACTATATACTTAAAACAAGGTATTCCTTTATCGTTTAATTGTCTCATTCCATACTTAAACGGTTCAAAAATTTCATGTTTGTCTATTGTTTGTCCTTCTTTTAGTGGATATTTTTCTCCCCATATGTCATATTTATTTGCCCATATGCCCACTGCAATAGGATAATCTGAATCTCTTTTTTTTCTGTTAGTGGGCCAAGTATTTGCACATATTGTATCAACTAAAAACTTCCATGCTACTTGATGGTCTAAGTTAGAAGAATTATCTAAGTGCCTATGGTCTATCATAAAAATCACATACTTTACTCTTCTTTTTTGCATGTCTTTAACCCATTCTTTCCAATAGATTGCTTCTCCGCCAACGTCTGCACTTCTAACAGTATGTGAGTCTCCGTCTATTTTAACTGTTTTTCTAGAGGCCCTATGTAATCCTACTGTTCTTTCATTTATTTGAGGCACTTCTCCCCTTGTTCTTAACTGATTACTTAACGTTGTTTTACCAACCATTGTTGCACCATACACACCAAAATTAATTGCATGAACCTTTCTATAAAAACTAATGAATGCTTCTCCTACCAAAATGGCAAAGCCTGTCATCATTGACAAGACTATACCTCCCAACTGTGCCAAAAGGTATCTAATATCCAACCTAGAATATTAATATCGAAGACACCCATAATGTTTCCAATAAAGAAAGAGGATATGGCAGCACAAGTGCCCCAAAACCATGCTCTCATTTTTAGAAATAAAATATCTGCTGAATGCGCTCTTTGCTGATTATATGCATAATCAGAATCAGAAAACCCTAGAAAATCAGAAAACATTTAACCGCCTCACTGAAGAGTAGCGGCTAAAAATTCACTTCCAACAGTGTTATCATCAGTTGTCTCAATGTTAGAATACTGCGGGAAAGTCATTCCACCATATTGCTTTGCGCTTTCCTGCATCTTTCTCAACTGTTGCTCATCTCTTGCTTTCCTTTCCCAATAGGCCGCAATCTTTCTATCAAGTAGCCACATCTCTATTTTATCATTTAGTGCTAAATCAAATAGGGCTTTCATTACCATAATAGCACCTATCGTTCCTAAACCAAATAATACGGAGTGTGCTAAAGGACCATATGGGAATCCTAAACCTATCTGTGCATAAACCATAACGTTAGCACCACTTAATGCACCAACGAAAAGTATAGTCATAACTAATCTAGTATCTTGATTCAATGCAGGCATTTAATTCACCTCAAGCAAATTCAACAGAAACTGCTGCGCCTTCGTCTGTTCCACTACTAATATCCAAATAAAGGCCGTTAGTTGCAATTACACCATGCATATCAAACTCAAGGTTTTCAGTTTGACCTAGAGTAATTCTAGCCAATTCTTTACCCGAAGCAGCCGAAGCATTATCCCATACCTTAATTGTTGTCGGATTTAATCCTGTTAGTGTAGCGTGTATTGAAATAAGTTTACACCTATCACCACTAACAGTTTGACTCGAAGTTAAAACTCCACTACTTCTGCAACTCGACATATGTTTCCACCATTCAACTTTAGGGATAACTCCCACTTAAACCTTATTGGAATTATTCGGACTCTTCGGCCTTTTCAACTACCGGAACAGTTTCTTTTTTGGCCTTAGATTTCCTAGTCTTCTTTGGCAAAAGAAGCGCACACAATTCTTCATGAGTTGTAATATCAGTGCCTAATTCTCTAGAAAGGACTTCAAACATCTCAGTATCTAATTGCATCATTTCTTCTCTATCAGATTCTTCATAGATAAAATCTAGACTAGGATGACTATTACGAACCAAAGCCCCAACTAAGGTTGGGAATGTGACGGGTTCAGAACCTTTTACTAATTCTAAACCCATCACATTCAAAGTAAACGGAGACTCGCTACTCAGTTTTACTTTAACCAATCAAATCCCCTCAGATTTGTCCCCAAACTCTAACTCTAATTTCACCGATATTATCAGTGTTAGAAGCCGCAGGTGCATGTATTTGGAATCTATCTTGAGTGTCGGTATTTACATACTTTCCTCCATTAGCAGAACCGGATAGGATTTCCGGTGCAATCATGGAAACTGCATATCCTCCGCTAATTGTATCAACAGAAATACCTGTTACTGCTACACAAGTTATAGTGCTTAGACCAAACTTACTTGCTAGTATTTCTTCTCCATTAGCAGTGTATGAGGTTATGTCAATAAAAGCATCAACCACATATTCGTCACCAACCACTTTGGGCTTTGTAAAGCCCTTGTGGTCAGCAATCAATGTTACTGTATGTGTCAATTAAAACACCTCACAGAAGGTTTGTGACTTTGCCTTGTCCTTTCCAATACGAGCAACCCAATTCACCAATTGTTCGGTAAAGAGCCTTGTTTCCGAGGGTTCCGACACCGAATGGGTTTCCGTTGCTAATACCATCCTCAAAGTATTGAGTTGGTTTCATAACAGATAGCCATAGATGGTCTGTATCTAGGAACAACATATCGCTAATACAATCGGCATTTGCACCTGTGGAAGCCATAGCAGCAACAGGAATTAGAGGAATATCGTAGTAAGTTGATACTCTAAATCCTACTTCTTGACCTTTAACACCACGAACACCATTTACAGTTGGAACAATTTCTTTTCTATCCATAAATCTCTCTTGTGCTTGTAGCAAATCAGAGATAGTTTGTAGTGTATCATATCCTGTTAGAATAACCTTTGGTGAACCACCCGCAACACGAATTAGTCTTAGCATTTCATTAAGAACAGTTAGTGTTAGTTGGCGAGCATCTCCACTAGCATAAGTATCACCAAAAGTAACCTGCGAATCTAGGAAAGAAGCAGAATTTCGGTTTGATGAAAACAAATTAGTTACTTCAGCAGCAGTCGCACTTGATATTAGATTTGCAGCAGCCATAGCATCTAATTCTCCTTTAGAAGAAACAATCTTGTTTAGAGATGTATAGTTTCTCTCAATTGTATCAACAGTGACTGAACTTGAAACTGTTGAACCTGCTGAATAGAATTCTAGAGGCATAACTAGCATAGCATTCTGAACCTCAGCATGGTGCTTACCCATATCTTCACGCATTTGCGCTCTAATATCGCCAATTCCATCATCAATTTGTGCCATTTCCATAGCCAATTCGCTGAATTCAAATTGATGTGCAATAATTTTAGGACTTGTGAACAATTGCTCATACTTTGGCGCAATAGAAGCCAAACCATCAGCAACAGTATCTAGACCTGCATTTTCAGGAACACCACCAATAATATCTGCTCTAGGAGAAGTTGAACCAATGTTTGCAGCATCTTTTGTTCCTTCAACATCCAATGCTAGGAAGTTACCACTACCACCGGCAGGTCTTTCTGACAATACTCTCCAACCGCTAGAAGTATATGGCCTCTTAGCAATTACTGAAAGAGCATTACATTCACGGTTTAGCATAGACCAAACTTTTTGTCCGTAAACTTGATTGTATAATGCTCCTAGAGAAGAAGCAGCAGTAGTCCCACTACCAACTCCTAGAGAAACATCATGGCCTGTATGAATACCTGCCACTGCACCAACTTGCTTAAGCAATTGGTTGTTTAGTCCCGCATTTGCGCCCATTCCGTAAGTATTAGCCTCTAAATCTGCAATTGTGTTAATATATCCACTCATCTTAAATTCCTCCTACCATCTTGTGAATGTCGTTCCAATCCATTTGTGCAACTTCATCCAATGAAGGGAGTTTAATTTCAGACTCTTCTTGAGCCTTTAGAATAGTCTCTTTCTCAGCAGTTAGAGACTTTCTTAGTTGTGTAAATTCTTCCTTTAGGGAAGCAATTTCTGACTTTGCATCGTAATTTGCTTTAGCGATTGCATCTGTTCTTGTTGTTGTTTCAGCCTTAAATCGGGCTTCAAACTGCTTTTGAAGATTATCGTAAGCCAACTTTTCTAGTTGTTCTTGACGGAATGCTTCGTAAGCCTTCTCAATGTTTCCTACTGACAAATCAAGTGTTTCTAATTCTTCGTTGTTAAATGCCTTAACAACCGGCAAATCAGAAGCCTTTGGGTTTCCGTTGTCAATTACAACTCTATCCGCAGGTTCGCCGATTTCAACGCCTGCGCCATCTAGAGTTGAAAGTAAAGCCTTTGCTTCTCTTTCTCTATCGTCGGACATATCCATCATTTCCTCTTCGTCATCTTTCATTTCCATAGTATCGGCTCTTTCCATTTCATCCATGTATTCACCCATACCTTTCTCTTCTTCTTCTTCTTCTTTTCTTAGCATATTGACTTCCTCCATTAGAGTGTCCAATTCTGCTAATGCTTTTTCTAGTTTACTCATTTTTTTTGCCTCCTTATCTTGCTTTAAAATATCAAATTTCGCTTCCGGGTTTATTCCTTTTTCACATATTGTTACTTCATGCAATTCTAGTTTGCTTATTTCATTGTAATCTCCTAACTCCGGGTGATTTTTCTTTACTTTATGTATTGCTTGCCCCCCAATGCTAAATGACCTCAATGAACCTTTTCTTATGCCTCGATTTATTTCTTTGGCTTTTTCTATATCATCCCTTAATTTAATCACTACAAAAAATCCTACATCATCAACTTCAGTTTTCCATAGTTTTCCGTTCTTATCTCGATACGATTTAATTACCTCTCCGACTTGAACATTTGAATGGTTTGTCATTACATTCCTAAATTTGGGATTCTCCATGTATTTTTCGACTGCATCTTCTAATGCTTTGAGTGTAATTAAATCATTTTGCTTATCAACGATTTCGATGCTTGCATATCCTCCAATCATTAAATCGTCACTTTTGAGTATTCTGAAATCATCATTATGATTAGCCATAATAGCAGATGCCATTCTTCCTCACCCCTGTTTATTTCCTTTCACTATATTAAGTTCACTGTGGAATTTTAATTTTTGCATACTTATCTTCGTAAATATCCCAAATACCATCATCTGTTTTACTATCCACAGGTTCCTGTTCATATCCTGTCCACGCCAACCACATCTTTTTACCCTTTACAGGCAAATATCTAATATGGAGTTTAGTCTCAAACTTGTTTCCATCTAAGAAATATTCATGATATCCATCCCTCTGAACACCTAATTCAACAGTCCCACTATCAATTACCTTTTCTTTTTCTATATTAGTTGCCACTTGTGCAGGATATTTTCCCGCAGCACCAAACAAATCAAACAATTCTTCTTCGTTTTCTAAATCAATAGTCCAATTAATAGTATCTTCACCTAATTTAATTGATAGAGTAATGTTGTCGTCTTCTCTAGCATATATTTTGAAAGGACCGCTTCTTTTTTCTTCGGGAGTTTTATACTCTTTTTTAATTTCTTCAGTCTCTTTTTGGACTTTATCATAACTCATGAAGAGTTTTTTAGTTTGAGGATTGTAATCTATACCATCTCTATTATCAGCCCATTCAACCAAACCATCTTTTCCATCTTTTACAATGTCTTTATACTCAGCAACATTTTCTTTCACTAGATAGTCATGCACTTCTTTTAATGTTCTAGGCCCATTATCTGTCAAATAACGAATAATTGCATTTGCCAAAACACCCTGTTTAGTTTTCATTATCTCTTGCACTTGTTCTTTCCAAATGTCAATATCCAACATAGCATTCTTAGACATCAAATTGTGTTCTTCAAAGAAAGTAAAACCACTTACGTCGAACTTTAGTATCGCTTCACCGTGAATATGGTCCGTTATTTTGAATCCTTTTGTTAACGCAGTCACATCATAATTTAGAGACTTCTTAGTATCTTGGGCTAAGAATTCTAAAGTAACCACTTTATCAGGCATTTCGACTTCCGGTATTTCTATTACCTTTGCAGAATATAGAGTAAATCTTTCACCGGATTGCTTTACTTCATCAACCTTTACTCTAACTATATCTCCTACATTTGCTGAAGTTTTAGTATTAAGAGTCTTACCGACGTTCATGTATTTTTTACCGTCAATTTCTTCTATAAATTTACTTTCCTCATCAGTCGGACCAACATCAACACCAACAGTATAAGAATATAAATTGCTTTTTGTTTTCTTTTTATCCAAAACAATAACATCTAAATCAACAAATTTTTTCCATTTAATCCACTTAGGGTTCTTTCTTGTTCCTAAATAATAAGTTGAAGTAGCATCTTTAATTACTACTCCTTCAGCAGTAGGCATATTCATAATTGTCTTAGAATATTCTTCTATATCTTTTAGACTATCTGCCATTCTAGTATCTCTTTTAGATGGGAATACTAAATACTCAGAAGAATGAGATGAATAGTTGTTGAATAAGGTAGTAATTCTATTAGACAATTCTTCATCAAGAAGAGTTTGTTCTTCGTGTCGCATAATATCAAAAACATGGCATTTTAATTTAGCATCTTTGTATTTTCCTTTGAATACATGAGCAATAGTATCTGCCCTATGTAAAGAATCTTCACCACTAAATAGAATCAATTCAGCATCTAAAATACAGTCGCCAAAGTGTTTTTTCTTTAATTCATCAACTATGTCAGAACATTTATCTGTTATATTCTTTTTGTTATAGGAATAAACTTTAACTGATTTATCAAACTTATGAAGTTGCACTCTCATGCCATCATATTTTTCTTGAACAACCCAATCACCACTGAAACCCTTTAATTCATTGATATCTTCAATATCAAATATTCTATACATCGGTTTGTTAGGAATAATGAAATCACTAATTGACTTCTCTTCTTCTGATTTTTTCATATCAATATCAACCAATTCTTCCCATTCTTTTTCTTCATGTTGGGAAAAGAAGACTAACTGCAATAGGTCTAAGGCTGCCTTTACTTTAGATTCCACTTTCTTTGAATCTTTTCCATCCCCATAATGCTCAATAATATACAGTGCTATGTCGTCTTCCTCTAGGTCAAGACCCATAAGACCCTCGGTAATTGAGTCCGGTTCCATGTCTTTTATTGATAATGTTTCAGCAGTTAGAGCATTGTTGTGATTCCTTAGAGCATAATGAACAAATTTAACCATAGATTCGGGATTTGTCATTAACTCTTCAAGAACATTACCTTTGAATCTTTTAGCGAACGGGTCTTCGACTAATTTAGAATTATATCTTAGAAGTTTTATTTTTTCAAATAAGTTTTTTGCTTCGGTTGTCTTAACATCATTAACGCTATTATTTTCTAAATCATCTTCATCAATGAAATTTTTCATTTCTTTTCCGGCAGCATCTAATTCTTCGTATGATTCTTTAATTAATTTAACTGCTGCTCTCCAACGACTCCCATATTCTTTCGGGTCATGTCGTGCGGATAAATAGGCAACCCTTGTCTTTTCAAAAAGACGCATTATTTCAACTGATGGTTGTCTATCTTTTTCGATAGAACCTAATTTCATTGTATCACTTCTTAATACTTAGATTCTTGACCTGCTAAACCATATCCATCAGTTTTTCTATTTTTAGGAATTAATTCACTATCTTTAACTTCTTCTGCCTTTGGTCTTTTTACTTTGACTACTTCAGCATCATCCTTTTCGGGACTTCTGTTATTATCATTAAGAGACAATTCTAATTCTTTTTTGGCACTTCTAGCCTTTTCAATAGCAAGACTGACAATTCTTTCTTCTTTAGTTACTCTTTCCGGCATTAATTTCCACCCGCCTTTTCGACCATTTTATGAATCTCGGACCAATCCATAGTTGAAATATCTTTTGGCATTCCCATTGGAGAACCAATTGAATTATCCATAGCAGGAGTTGGACTATTAGTTACTACAAAACCCGCTTTCATAAGTATGCTATCTTTAGCATAAATTGTCTTTTCTAAGTCTTCAACCTTTGAGGCTAATGCTTTAATTATCTCCAATAATTCTTGATTAATTGTGTTTTCTTCTGTCATAATATCACTTCTTTTTTGTCCTGCCATAGATTAAATCATCGAGTTGTCTATACAGTAATTCGTATTCTTTACGCAACTTCGTAGCAGTAGCAACAATATCAAGGTTCCTGTCATCCATTGATTTCATTTTCTTACTAAGTTTCTTATCAGATTTAGTTAAATCCAATTCTTTAAGAGTATCAATTAATTCACCTAATTTAGTAAAATCTTGACCGAAAAATTCAGTAGGAGAAGCCGCTTGAATGGTCTTTTTTAGTCTCTTTCTAGCCTTCGGGTCTAACGAATCAAGTATGCTTTTAGCCTCAGTCTTTTCCTTTTTTATGATAATCTCTTTTCCATCATTATAATAATCCCATGTCATTCAAAACCCTCCTTGTATTTTTTACCACCCATTTGTCTTTCGGGGTCAAAGTCTTCTTCAATCCAAGATGGTATGTCATAGTCAAATGGAATCTCAGCAACTACTTCTTGTTCTGCATCTTTGTCCTTTCTTCTTTCGATATCACTATTTATTTCTGCTATATCGCTATTAATGTCTTGTATCATTTCTTCTATTTCAGATACAGGGACATTTATATTTTGAACATTTTTAAAATCTATACCTAACTCCGTGAACTTATTTTTTGCTTGGTCTTCACTTACTTCCATAAGTATTCGCATAGTCCTATCTATTCTATAACCTACGCTACTTGCTAGATTTTCTCCTTTCTTTCTCTTTTTGGGTTTATCTGCTTCTAAGTCTTTAAGACTTTCAGAATCTGCTTTTAAGAATTCTTTCCATTTTTCCTTTGTCTCATCATCTAATTCATCTAGTGCTTTTGTCAAAGAATTAATTTTAGAAAACAATTTTCTAATGGGTCTTCTAATCTGTCTTATTTTTTTACTTAACTCTTTACTAGGGTCTTTAATTTCCTCAGCAGAAGATATTGTTTGTTTTATTAGATTAACCTCTGTAATTAATCTCTTCATAAATCTCATATTAAATTTATTGTAAATTTTTTCATAATCTTCTTTTACTTCGACCCATTGGTTTGCTAAATCCATTCTTAGGTCATCTAATTTTTCTTCAGGATTTTCCCTTAGAGTTTTTATTTCTTCTCTTAAATCTCTTATATATTCCGGCATTTCATTTGAGCCTTCTTTAACAGTAAATACCTTTAGTGAAACTGCTAACTCCCTAGCCTTATCTGTTACTAAATCCTCTGCATATTCTAAAAGATAATCATCATCAACGTTTTCAAACTCTTCCAAAGTATTCTTCAAAGAAGAATTTGAATCATTTAAGTATTTAATATGATTCTCAATGTTTTGTAATGTTTTGTTTAAAGATGCCACTGCTCTCCTAAATCTAACATTATATCCTTTAGCATCTCTTTCTGCAATTTTAGATTTAAATCCTGAAAAATCTCTTGCTATTCTTCCGACATTAGCAAGGGCTTTTGCTTCGCTATTAAACGCTCTTAAATGAAGCATTCCCATAATTTCTATAACAGACATGTCTTTATTTGATGGAGTATTATCAATTATAGAGTTAGCAAGAGCAGAGTAAGTATTATTCAAATCAAAGATATTTATTTCAGAAGTAACTTTATTTTTGATAGTTCTTTCACCCTGTTCTCTCTTATACATTTTCTTAGAATATATAGGAAATTCACCATTAAATGAAAATTGTTTGAATCTATTTACTATGAAATTAGTTTCGGTTCCCTTTTTAAATTCCGGTAGTGTGGACATGGTTCTTAGAACTTTTATTAAAAAATTAGAATCCCTTTTACTAATATCTCTATATGCACTTGCCCCTGTTATAGCAGGAGGTGAAAGATTAGTTTGGATTCTAACGTTTCTAATTAAATCATTTACCTTTTCTTTAGCATTTACTAAAAATTTAATTTCCTTCTGTGCCCTTCTATGTTCTGTTTCTTCTTTGCTCTTTTCTCTTTGTTCAGCAGAAAGCATAGTGCTTTGTCTTAATCTATCAGATTCTTTGAAACTTTCTTGTTCAGCCTGTTCTTGTTCGGACTGCCCCTGTAATCTTTCCTTTCTTTGTTCTATTTCTCTTGCCTTACCCGAAGTATATCTAGTGTCTCCTGCAAATTCACCATAGTCTTCATCTTCTTTTTGCTTAAGTATTGCTTTTTCTATTAGTTTTCTATAAACAACAACGTTAGTAGCATCTATATTTTTAATTAGAGAATCTTTAATCATAGCAGCACTCGCTTGGTTTTCAACAAGTTCCTTTGTTTCACTATCTAAATCATATTTCAATAGAACACTGTGTAGCGTTTTATCTTTAGATAGTTGAAAGAACATCTAATCACCTCAGAATGGAATATTTTCTTTTCTTCCTTTTCTCTTAGGAGGAAGTGTAACTACATCAGGAACATCAGCCGAATGTAGTTTAGCCTTATGTGTAGTATCAGGAGGAACCCCGCCAATACTGAAATCTCTATTCTTACTTAGTTTAGTATCGGCATTAGCGTTAATTGCTTTTACTTGTGCCAATTCTTTCTTTAGTCTTATTTCTTTTTGTCTCATATCTTCTGCCATATTAACCGACTCTCCTTTACTCTTCTTTCAAATAATTCCTAATAGAAGTAAATATTTCAGATGGAAGTTCATATTTGTATTTTTCTTTTTCAAATATCCCATTAGTAAATTGAACTGCAAAATGTCCTGTATGTATTTTAGAATGAATATGTTTTATTATAATCTGTAAAACAAGTTCCGCATCATCAATATCCATAATAGCATTAATCATTTGGTCTGCTGCAATATTTTCAGGATAATCTTCTTCTTTCCCAATGTCATAATAATCCCAAGTCATATCAATTCACTCTCCTTTCAGTTCTTCTATCCACGTTTTGATTACCTGCTTCTCTAGGTAGTCCGGCTAATCTCTTATCCGGCCCCGTTGCCATACTTGGCTTATTTCTATTGGCTTTAACCTTTGCCGGTTTAGCAGGCATTCCTGCTTCTTCCGGTGAAGGTTTAGTTCCCTCTTCCATCATTTGACCTAATTGACTTTGGTCTATATTAGTGCCTGCATAAGGGTCTAATTCTATTTCTTCTTGATTTTCACCTTCTCCCTCATTTTCTTGAGGTTCGGGTTTAGTAAAGGTAAAGTTACCATCTTCATCCATATCAACCTCAAATCCTAGATTCTTAGTTGAAGCAGCAATATTAACTTCTATCTCTCTCTTTCTCAATACTGCAATTTCATCTTCTTCTTCGGATGGTGGTAGTTTTAGTTTCCAATCACTAATACCGAATTGCTTTACTAGGAATGGGAATACATATTCATTGTAAACATTCTGTGCCATTTGAACGGCTCTATTAGTAACTAAGATTTGCATACCTTCATTATTTAATCCACCGCTTGTAGTATTATCAGCCATGAAAACTTTACTTACACCATAGAACGCTGAGATTCTATCTCTCAAATCATCCTTAACAGAAACATAATCCATTTCCTTTAGACTATCCATGAATTTAATCCATTCAACTGCACCCTTTCCTCCTTCGGCTTCAATTCCCATAACAGGAATAAAGTGAGGGTCTTGTTCCATTTTTTCCTTTACTGAACGCCAAAAAGAACGCATAGAATCCATGTTTCTAGTTTGCACCGCTAGAAGACCTTTTGGCATTCTGCTTTTAGTATAAGACGAATTGACGTAATTTTCCATAGCAATAAGAGTCATGATGTTATTGTAAAGGGTAATTACAGGAGACATTCCGTATAGTCTAGAAGGACTATACTTACTAAAATGAAGAACTTCTCCCTTTAGGAAATATTGGTCTTCACCATGCACTCTGTTTACATAATGAACAGGAAATAAATTAGAACCGCACGTTTCACACAATTCATGCGGTTCTGTTGATAACATACTACGGTGATTGACGCAAGTAAATCCTTTTGTTCCCCTTTCACCCAACTCATCAGTATAGATAGCCATAGTAACAGGGTCGCCCCTATATACTTCTTTGATTCGATGCATTCTAATTTTACCATTACCATCTATGAAATATTCTTTTACAAGAACAATGTAAGCATCATCCATTATGTTTAGGTCATCTTCTAATTCTCTTAGAACATCAATGAATAGTTGTTCTGCTTTGTTTACATAGCCTTCAATAAACTTCTCAGCATATTCTAATTGCTTGACATCGGGAATCTTAAGATTAGTGCTTCCACAACGAGAACATTCTTGAACAGGCCTTTTGTGTTCTTTACCGCAATCATTACACAAGGCTTCGTATGCCTTTTCCCAATAATATCCTCTTCTAAACACTTCTTGTTTTAGTTGAGTAATACATGTTCTAGCAATAACTGATTGATTTACTAAATGATAAATCAAAGGCGCAGTCATTATGTTTTGATTGTGCCTTTCTTGAATACCGATATTGTATATCTTCCTATCAGCAGGTTTAGGGGTTTGTCTTCTAAACAGATTTGTAATGGAGAATCTTCTCTTTTCTGCCACTATAACCCCTCCTATTTATCTGTCGGTGATGATTAGTTATCAACCTTACTAACTTCCATAGCCTTTGGTTTACCTGCTTTCACCCAACATGATTCACAGTATCCATGAGGATAATCGTTTTTAGAACAATAACATTTGCCGCAATATGTCATAGTCCCCGCCTCTGATTCTTTGGTCGAGTTAAATGCTTTCCGGGGTCAGAAGCAACATTACCGTATCGGTTTCCAACTGCCCCTGTATTAGCCATATCATCTCTAGTTCGACCTACGATATTTGTTCTTGATGCAGGATTATCGAATCTTCCTCCCGCAATAGTTTGCATGATTCTTTTCATTTCTTCAACTGTTCTTTGTCGTTTGGGTATTTGTTTTACGTTGTTTTTGAATTTGTTTCTAGCATCATCAGAAAAGTAAGCGTTATTCATCTGAATATCATAAAATTCTTTTGCCTCTTGATTAGGAAAAAAACCAAAAATACCTTTTTCTAAATCAGATTTAAGTATTAATTTCCATTCTTCCATATAATCATCTCCTTGATTTATTTCCATGACATTTCCATTTTTTACGACTCAGATTATTCGGGCTATTTGGGTCACTTCTCCAATTTCCTTTAATTTTATTTGACCTCGCACAATAAGCATCTCCCTTAGAAGTTCCGGGCCTTATTCTATCTCCGCCATCTTTGGCTTTACCTGCTTGACCGTATGAAACTTTCTTGCCCGAAGCCGTTCTTTTAACAAACCTTTTTCCTTTTCGAGGTTTGCCTAATTTCTTTTTTCTTCTTTTAGAACCGGCCTTTCGTCTAGCCTTACTTTTCTTTTGAAGAATATCTTGCCAAGTCACTGTTTTTCCCTCTTCATCTGATTCTTTTTGGACTTCTCATCTTTAGTAATCGGACCGCCTTTGGCCCATGTATAGCAAGTCCTATCTTCATGGCATTTGAAATCATGCATCCAACAATACCCTAATCCGCCTTTTACATCTTCAATAGGCATACAATCTTTCATTCTTGGACTAATATCAAAAGCAATACAGTTTGAACATTTAGATTTTTTAGCGGCTTTAACTGATGTGTCCCAATGTTCTGCTACCTTCTCCCAATAATCAGCAGGTTCATCTATATTCAAAGGACCGTATTTAATATCCTCATCTTTAATAGCAGCATTTCTATTCTTAGTATTTAATTTCAAATCTTTAGTTGCCATTGGACAGGACAACTCTTTCAGTATAATTTGCCAAGTCATGCAGTGAATCCTCTCCCTTTACTTGGTTTCTTAATAGAGATAATATCTCCATCTCCGTGAATGTATATCTTTCCTTCTTTTACTAGGCGGTCAAGAGTTTCTTTTAGATTAGAAATACCCTTTAGGTCCTTTAGGTCTTTCATTCCTAATGCACCGCCTTCTTGTTTAATTTCATCAAGAATCATTTTTTCGGGATTCGCTTTCTTGACTTTCTTTCCATCTTTATCAAGAACACCTGCACCGATTAAAAAGTCTTTACGAGTTACTTCACCATCACCGGATAAATCCTCTAAATCTTTTTCAAATATCTGCTTTTCCTTGTCAGCCTTTTCATTACAGTGTGTTTTTAGTATATCTTTCCAATTCATGTTTTAGCCATCCTTTGTGTTTTTCTTTTACTTGATTCTTTTCTTGCCAAAGCAACTTTGTGTGCAGCGTTTAATCTCTTTTTTGCTTTGGTATCTTTTGCTCTCCTAGCCGCTACTCTTGCTCTTTGTTCAACTAAATTGATTATTTGCGATTGTCTTTTATGTGACTTGGAACGGAATGCCGCACTACTGAATGTATCTCTCACATCTTTAGCAGTTTTAAAACTAACGGGAACAGTATCTTTTGGATTTTCATCTGTGTATAATCTTCTTCTAGACCCTTTTGGCTTTTTACCTGTTCCTTTTTTGGGGTCGGCTTTTTTCATTTCTTTACTTCGACAATGTGCTTTACAAGTAAATCCTTTAGTTTTATTTGGCCCACTACAAACGCAGTAGGACATATCTTTCTTTAGAATATCTTGCCACATTATCTTCTCTTCCCCCATTTCTTACCTTTACCTTTAGTTTTACAGGCTGATGGGGTGGGGCGACAAGCAGGATATCTTCTTCTTTTTTCACCGGAAGAACGACCACATGATTTGTAGCCTCCTTTTCCATCGGGCGCATTACAATCAACCCAACCACCTTTACTTCCTTTAGCACCTTTACGGCCAAACCAATCTCTAAGACTTGATTCAGAAGAAGGCTTTGAAGTTAACTTTCTTTTTTTATGAAGAATATCCTGCCAACTCATATCAATCACTTCTTAGATTTATTGCCCCAATTAGCCGCACCTACTTTACGACATCTAACTAAAGCACCGCTAGCATAAGCAGAAGGCCAAACACTATACCTGCTACGGACTTTATTATAGCAGGCATCTCTCTTTGCTTTCTTTTTTTTACGCTTAGAACCTTTCTTTCTCCGAGCCTTACTCTTCTTTTGAAGAATGTCTTGCCATTTCAAGCCAATATCCCTCCTATTCCTTCTAACTCATCCATTACTGAAATTTTACAATTATCTTTGTATTTTTGAATGTCATCTAAATTTATATTTTCTTTACCGAAATCAAACCCAACATGGTCTTTATGATTCTCCCATTTCATTAATTTGAAAATTTCGTCACACCTTTGCTTATACCAATCAGCCTTCTTATATGATTTTTTCATTCGTATCAACTCTATAAGTAGTTCGGCATTTCCTTTCTTTAATCTAAAATGAGGAAGACACTTAGTTAGTAAATCCATAACATCTTTTTGTGAATAAAAATTTAAGCGATTTACGGGTCTAGTATCTTGTGGAGATTTTTGGTCTAAATGTAATCTGCCAAAACCAATTGATTTATGCATTTCTTCCATGAATGCCCTGCCTCTTTCTCCGGTAGCAACCAAACCAACTCTAGGATTCATATTGCGGTCAAGAGTAATATAACCATCAGAGTCAATAAATGCAGCAGTGTAAGCCCATACATTTTTCTTTAACATAGTAGGAGCCTTGTAGTAATTACCCTTAACAGATAATATATCTAGTGACTTTGCTGATTTAGATATAGAGTTAGCATTGGTTGTTCTAAATAAATCAGCAGGCATTCTATCATGTATTCCCTTCGCACTAATACCGGGGTTTTCACATACCATCTTTACAATAAAATCATTCTGTCTATCCTTTTTCGACTTAACTAAAGATTGATTAGAAACCTTAGAAATAGCATTTCTAAATTCTTTTTTACTTTGTCTCATAGTCTTGTATAGTTCAGAATAATCATCACAGTAAACCATTCCTGTTTGCTCTAGTTCAGCCTCCCAATACTTACACAAAGCATCAACAACTTCTCTTCTAGATTCCACATCTTTCATTTTGTAAAGTTTCTGTAAATCCTTTTCATTAAATCTCATTTTCTTTAGAGGCACTTCGTAAGGAGATAACCAAGAAATAGAATCTATACATTTCTGCAAATGGTCTGAGTAAGCATCAATCATTGTGTCAATTACTCTTGTCATCCTTTCTCTATTTTCGCCCTTAAGAACTCTTCTAGCCTTTCTCATCTTAGTGACTAAATCAGGAATAGTTTGTTCTTGTATGATATATTCATCGGGGAATGAAACAATATACTTTCTTGCTTGAGAAGCATTAACTCCTAAATCATTTGATAGTTTAGTTATCTGCTCATTTTCCGACATAACGTAGGTATCAAAAGAAGTAGTAACTAAATCTCTATCTTGAGCATCTTCAATCTCATCCTTAAGAGATTCTTCTTCCTCAGTAATTCTAGACAACTCTTCATATTTGCTAGAAATTTCTTTTAATCTTTCAGCCTTCGACATAATACCACCTAGAAATTAAGACCCAATGAATTCGTTTTAGGACCACTATCAAATAAACCTATATCATCTAGCAGAATGAAGTTTTCAACCAATTGATATGTAGCAGCGTTAGCCAATGCTAAACTCATAACCATATCGTCATGTGCGCCTATTCCTTCAAACTTACCACGTTCAGTAATAGCAAACATTGACAATTCCTCAACTAATGTTGAAGTAACTCTTCGACTTTCTTCATTACCATAAGGAAAATTCATTTTTTGATTTTCTAAAGTCATCTGTAAATTAAGAATAATTTCCTGCTTCTTTCTCCTAGTTGTATTGAAATCATGCACGTTCAAATCAGCCACCTGTCTCAACTCCTGTGTAAAAGATTTAGCGAAAGTATTAGTCTCAAAAAGAATAGCCTCCGGTCTGAAAATTTGACCTATCAATTTTACTTTGTTGATGTTTTCTCTAAACTCAACATTCTTTGCCCGGTCAATGTAAACTATGGATTTGTTTTCATTCTCATCAACTTCTAAAACAGTAATTACATTGTAGTCTCCATCAGTTGATATAGCAGGGTCCACTCCTACAAAATATTTGTAGCCTTCTCTTCTCATAGGTTTCAAAACTAAGTCTTTATTCTTAGCACTATCCAAATATTCGGGATTGAATAAAGAAGTGCCCGTTGATATTGGAACACACATGTATTCTCTTGTAAACATGAGAGAACCTACTTCAGCCTTTCTTGCCATTAGTGCGTCATAGTTCCATCTTTCGGGCCATAGCGGTTCGTTTAAAGAATTCAAACAAGGATATGTTCTAACTGTATAAGCCTCATTTTCTGCTAGTTGCTGATAAATATCTGTGTAACTAAAGGGAGTTCCGATTACTCTAAGAGAAGCAGTGTGGTGAAGTGTTGGTATCATGTCACCATAAAACCAATCTGTAACTTTTTGAATACCCGTCATACTAAACTCCTTTAGAGGGTCATCAATAATAATCTCTTGAGGGTGTAACCCACGAATCTGAGAACCTACTGACCTCTCTAGAATTTGGTTTCCATTAGTCAAAGTAATATTACCAATAGCCCAACCTCTAGCAGGTTTAAACTTCTTAAGCATAGGATGAGTAAACATCTTATCAATGTCTCTCATGTGAACCAAAGTCTGCTTTTGGTTAGAAGAAATGTAAAGCATTTGATATGGTGGTTCTTCAAAGATTAATTTCCATACAACCCAACTGTGCATAAATACAGATTTTCCGTGGTCACGACTACAAATAATTACAGTTCTTTGAGTGTTATTCATTAACTCATGCCACTCTTGAATATAAGAAGGAAAATGATAGCCTAATACATTTTGAAAAAAATATGGAAAAGAGTTACGAGATAACTCCATATCCATCTGATGTTCAAAATTAAATGCTTCTAAATCCATTACATATCCTCCGGTGAATAAAATACGGGAAGTTTGCTATTCCTCTGCAATCTGCCTATCATACTACTATGAAATTGTGTCATATCTTTATTACCTATTCTTCTATTTCTGCGATACATTCTGCCGTGATAGTTTCTTTTTTCTTGATTAGACATGTTTTCATATTCTTCCCTTGTGGTTTCTATGAGTTTTATTTTTTCTCCACCATATTTAGAAGCAGCAAAGGTTGGCGGGGAATTATTCTTACGAAGTCGTGAATACATTCTTCCGTGAAATGTTTTCTCTTCGCCCTCAGATTTTCTATACATAGACATATGATATTTAATCTTTTCAGCCCTAGTTAAAGTTTCATAAACTTCTTGTGAAAGTTCTTTATATGGCATAGGATTACCATGAGGAGTCTGTTGCCCTTTTGTTTTCCGTCTATTAGTTTCTAATTCTAAAGAATAAAAACTCTTGTTAGGCGGTTTTACTCGTAACCTATTAACTTGCCTTCCATGAAATCTAAGTATTTCTTGTAATTTTACCATTTCCTGATATAATGGAGATTCTTCATCAGTAACATTAACTTTTGCTTGTAAATTTTTTAACCTTTTATCATAAGCCTTATATTGTCTTAAATGCCATCTTCTTCTATCATCGGGACTCGCTCTTTCATATTGTTCAGCACTACGAATGTCCACTAAATTTTTAATAATGTTCCACCATCCTTTTGCCAAAGGCAATCCTTTAACTGCCCATTTAGCCCCTCTAGGGTGGTCATCATAATATTCTTTGAATGCCTTAATAGTATTATCATTAGCATATTTGCCTAACTCTTCATCTGTTGGAGTTACCGACCAACCTCTCTTTTCAAAAGACTTAGCCCATTCTTCATTAGGCATAACAGTTGAAGAAATGCCTGTTATGTAAGGACCGGAAGTATTTCTCTCAAGATGTCTATCTAACTCTTGATAATGATTATTACCTCTTTCAGATTCAATAACAAATGCACCGCCTCTAGTAGTAAATTCTCCTTTCTTACCATAACCAATAGCAGCAATAGGTAGGCCGTCTTGTAATTTAACAAAGTAATCAGTTATAGGATAAAATGGGTCTAAAGGAGAATTCTTACTACGGGCAGCAGGAAACTCACTGTCATTGTTTGATTCCCACAAAGAAAACAATTCTTCTTTAGACATTTCCTCTATCAAAATCAACCCTCTTTATTCTCATAATCGGTAATTAGTTTTCTTACTTTCATAGCGACATTTTTAATTTCATCAGCGAGGTCCAAATACTGTTGGCTTCTTCTTTTATCAATATAAGCAAACCTAGCCAACTCAGGAACAAGACCGTTTACTCCCTTGTGAAATTTGGTTTTATTCATAGTCTGCCGTAACAATTTAGAAACTTCTTCTCTAGGATATTGGATAGGATTAGCCATATCTAATCTTTCTGCTTTCAATACTTCTTGCCAATTCATATTATCACTGCCTAAATGATGCTTTTATTAAATACACCTGTTCTTTGCTAATACCATATTCCTTTGATAAATTACCATGAGCGTCATCGGATTTTACAATATTTTCAACTTCTAAATTACTCAAATCAATTTGATGAGTATGATACATGTCATCAATGAACGAACCTACATCTCTATTCAAATCAAGGAAACCATAAACAACAGGCTTTCCTAATTGCTTTCTAATAGCGTCATGAGCCTTTAACAACTTAACTACTCTTTCCGGTAAGTCCTTCTGTCTTTCTTCGTATATTCGCATGATTCTCTCATACTGTGATTTCATATTATCATCTTGTGTTAGAACACCCTGTTGTTCCAACAAGAAATTAAACAATGCTACTAGATACCTTCTCTGACCCGCAGATTCAAAGTATTCAGAAACTCTTTCTTTGATTGTTTTAGTGCTATCTTTAGGGAATCTCTTATCTTCTAATCTAGTATCTTCGACTTCATTCATCAGAATGTAAATCTGAGTTGCTATCTCATTAGCAATCTTTTCTCTATTATTTTCTCCAAAAATCTCAGATATAGAATCCAACGCTGCTTGTCCTGCTACAAACGTATTACCTGTTATTTGTAAGTTTCTTGCATTTTTAATCTCAAAGAAATCGGCAATATTAGATAGGTCATTAACACCTATTTCATCCACTTCTCCTTCGGATAGTATCTCATACGCTCGACCAAATGCTGACTCTAAACCTAACATATCTGCCCAAACACTGAATCCTCGATTAGCCCTGCTAGTGGAAAATTTAGGATTATTAATTACAGTGAAACCTGCTTGAACAGGAAGAGAAAAATAGTCTGTCATTCTCTTAATTAATTCCTTTAAGGGTTCAATAATGACTTTGTATTTCTCATCTATTTGTGCTAGAGAAGGGTCATCATCAATATCCCCTCGGAAAAATGACATGGTTTTACCGGCTGATAGCGCATCACCGTATCGAACAGTTGTTCCTTTAGGTTGGCCTTTAGTTGTTCTAGAAGCAATATGGAAAGCAAAAGGAACAGGTTCAGATTTATCCCCTACCTTCTTGCCTTCGGGTATTTCTCCTGCATCTTCCATTTCTTGAGTATAGGTTATTGGCTTTTCTTTTAGAGCATTAAGTAAGTCTTCTAAGAAATCCTTGATGTCATCTTCTCTATCTAATAATGACTGAGAATCCATTCCTTGATACAGTGAATTAAATTTTGAATTTCTAAGAATAGAAGCAGGAAGATAATATCCACCAAATGCAACTTCATCTTCTTCGACAATAGTTGTATCTTCTAATTCATCAGCCCACCTGTTTAATTGGGCTTCATAAGTGCCGGTAACTTTTAGTTCACCATCAGCAATATCATCTAATTCATCATCAATATACTCAATCAATTCATCATACTGTTCTTCTGAAATACTAATGAGTTTCTTTTCAGTATCGTCTTTCTTCAATTCCCAACCTAAGAGAGGGTCAATTGATTCAAGACTGTTTTTCATTTGCTCAAACACTTGTTCATCTTTACCTTTGAATGCCATATCTTGAACTAATTTATTGTCTATTAATTCAGCCCCTTCTCTTATGGCTTCATCAGCCGAACCTGCCGCAGCAGTTTGTATGGCTTGCATAGCAGCATCTTTACTACTCTGTGCTTCTTGTTCTATTCTTTGCATCTCTTTGACTTCTTCTTGAGACATTTGTGTATCTTTTTCACCTACACCCTGTCTGTCTAATTCATCTTGTTGGAATTCAGCATACATGTCCTCAATTTTTTCTCCCACGTTGTTGAGTATCATCCAATACATTACTGTGGAATACAATCTTCCTAGAGCCTCCATTTGCATAGAATCCACTTTATCAAACTTAACAATATATTGTAAATTCTTATTTGAATATCTATTCAAGACCTTTAACAATTCATCTCGATATTCTTGAGGTAAACTCTTTTCTTGTGCTACCGCAGTCCTAAAATCATCTAATGCTTCTTTGAAAAAATCATATTTTCCGAAAACATTACCCCAATGGTTATACACTAATTGCCTAAATGTTTTCTTACTTACATCAACTGCACCTAAAACGAAATCAAAATCTATTGGACTTTCCATAGTCTTTGCAGGGGAAATATCTGTTCTATATCTCCCTGTTCTTTCTCTAGGTCGTTCTTCGCCTTCGGCTGTATCTAATTCGTCTTCAATGAATAAATAAATTTCTTCAAAATTATGAGTCAAGTTTTCAACCAATTCATTTTGTTTCATATTTCTTAGAGAAGTAAGTGCAGAAGTTACTGTGTCTAAATCAGACGGACTGAATCCTCTTACTCTAAACCTCTCCGGCTTAAGGCGAATACTCGCTAATTGCTGATATCCTAATTTTTGTCCCTTTAGGGTTTCAATGGTCAAGTTATTGATTACGTTTCTGATTTGTCCTATTGGAGTGCTTGACATCTCGCCTGCTCTTTCATCAGTTTTCTTATCAACCAAAGACCTAAATTCTCTTTCAAAACGATTAGTAAATCTTTTGATTTCTTCTTCACTCCCTTTATCCATCAAGAATTGTCTAAACTTTACAAGTTGTTGTCGAATGGCTCTTTGTTTTTTTGCGCCCTTCATAGCAGATATATCCTTGATGTCATTTTCAGAAACATCATATTCTGTATTTAATTCGGATAAATCAATTACCTGCACCATCTTTATGCCTCCTCAATTAATCCTGCTTTTTCAAAAACATTTACAATATTCGCTATCTTATTTTTATCATAAGTAAACATATGAAGAGTGAAGTTTTTCAATTGGTTTTCAAAGGCCTTAACTACTAATTCTTTCATTTCTTGTAAAAACTTAGACATCTTTTTATCTAATTTTTCAGCGATTGACTTAGCATCATCGGGCCTATTATCAATACTCTCATAAGCAGTTTGTATAAAGTCTTTATCATCGGGATAGAAAGAAGCAAGATAAGACAAAAACCCTGCTGCGTCTTTAGGATTCAATATTGACAACTTGTTAAAATCATTTTTAATCTCATCTGCTAGAGAAGACAAACCTCCCTTATCTTTTCTTTCCTTAGATAAATCCACTAAGAAAGAAGTGAAGTCCTTTGCACTTGAGGATAAATTCCTAACTGCACCGATAGCAGACTTGGTTCTCTCTTTTTCCTTATTTTCGACATCTTCAAATCTCTCAATGTTAGCCTCTCTTTGAGCAATTGTATTTCTGATTTCATCTTTTCTTGCACTGCTTATATCAGTATTCAAAAGTTCACGAAGTTTATCGTTCTGCTCCTTCTTCTTTTGTGTAATTTTATCATAATTCTTTCTTCTTCGCTCTTTCTGTTTTTCAAATGATTCGCCTAATTTTTCAGCAGTTTCTAAAGGAGTAAATGTTTTGTAATCCTCGTATTCGGCAGATGCAATATTATAATCATCATCATACTCTATGGTTTCTTCCATTACCCATGCAATCTCTATTCTAGCAAAAGAAGCAGCATCAATCATATTCTTTTCGGAAGCAAAATCTTCTTGAATTAAAGGTCTAGGTGAAATAGGACTAGAATACCAATTGACTCTTACTTTACCTTCAGCCCCTTCATATTCTCCTTCATTCCAAAATTCCAAAAACCGAAGTGCTTCTGATTTAGTCCATCCTCTATCTAAGTTAAATAAAGTGTCTCTTCTCATTTGGCTAGTGACCTTTTTGACCTCATTCTTCCTAGAAGAATTGTTTCTTATGTTCTCTTTTATTTTCTTTCTAGCAAAATCCGCATCATCAAAGTCAATATTTTTACCTTTTAGTGTCTTTTTATAAGGATTTAAGGGAATATCATACGCAAAACTTCTTTGAATAGCCCCATGAACACCGGAAAGACTAGAATATAAGTCATCAATAATCATTTTTTCAGCCCTATCTTCTGATATAAATTCGGTCTGTTTTGCCATTTTAAGATAGGTTTCAAACCAATTTTTACGCATAGAATGGTATAAAATAGCAGAACCATAGGGATTTAGCACTATTTTCTTCATATTTTTAGTCGCTCTCTGTAAAAACAAGTTATCGGGGAAAGGTAAGATGGTTCCCGTAGGATTTCTTCCTATTGTAGTCTGATTATAATCAGAATTATCGGGATTTTTTCCAGAAATCCAAGATGGAATCAATTGGCCCGGTTCACCAATAACATCTTCATAGGCCTTTATGTATAATTCAACAGATTTTGTTGTAAATGGACTATGAGCAGGTGCAATTTTATATTTTGTTCCTAAAAATGCCATTTTACTTCCTAAATCTTCTTTAGTTTCTTTATTTTTATTTTTTCCTGCAAAAATAACATTAATTTTGTATTTTTTATTGAGAGTATTATACAAATTCTTTATTTTTTTCTTATTTTTTACTAAATCTTCTTTTTCTTCAGCAATTACATCAATAATTTCTTCTTTGTTTTCAGGATTTTGTATTCTTTTAATCTCCCAATTAGATTTATTTTTATCTGAGTAAATAATTGGATTGAGAAGGGAAATAAATTCTCCATGAGTGCTTACATTTAACTCAATTACTCCATTTTCATACTTTGACTGCAATAATTTAGCAAATTCTGTAACTTCACTATCATTTTCACTTGGAGTTGTATCAAATGATATCATATTTTTTGATTTTCTTCTATCAATATACTCTTGATACTGTATAATTTTCTTTGCTTCGGGATATCTTCTCCACTTGCCTCTATTTTTTGGCATTAATTTAATTAATTCTGTAATTAATTTCTTTTTTCCTGAAAAATCTGACTCTTGTATTTGTTCAACTAATGATTTTATTTGTTGAGATTTTTCGGGAGCCTGCTTTTTTGGTAAAAATTCTATAATTTGTTCTATGTTGGCCTTAAATTGCTCTTTGGTTTGGTCTGCTTGTGGTAATTTTCCATACAAATCATACGCTCTTTGGATTTTAGCATCATCAACTTTGAGTTGGTCTAGACGATTCTTCAACTTTGACAAATTTTCTTTTGAAAATTTGCCACTCTGAATATTTTCTAGGAATTCTTGAAAATTTTCCGAAGATATTAGGTCAAGATAAAGGACTTCATCAGCATCGGGGAACATCCCATAAGGTGCTTTCAGAATATTAAACCAATTCATTCTCCTTTCCACCTGTATTTGTTAGGCTTACCTTTTATTTTTTCATATCTTTTGTAAGCAACGCTGTTAAAATACCCGCTAACTTCACCGGTAGTAGGTAAATTTCCTCCGGTTCTATCTTTTCGACTAATGTAATAATCCTGTAAGGCCAAAAAAGCATCATTAGCAGTTCTCGCCTTTCCATCCATCATGATATTGTCGAGATATTTACCAAATTGGTATGTTCTTCTTTTTTGTCTTTTCATAAGTGACTCTTTGTAATAGTCTTGCATAGTATCTGTCCTTTTATAACGGATAGGATGTTGTTCACTAATCTTTTCAAAATAATTTCTTTGCCTACCATAATTTAAAAAGAAATTTCTGAACCATGATTTTCCATTTTTCTTAAAAAGACTAAACCTTAAACGATTCCTATTGTCTTCTTTTGGAACTAAAGGCTCAGACATATCCAAGAATTTTTCCCAATATGTATCTCCTTCAAAAACAGTATCGGCAGGAATACTCATGTATATTTTTTCTGTTATCTCTTTTATGAGACTCATATTGTTTTTAGGAAAAGCCTTTCCTTTCTTTTTTACTATTGCCCACCAATCCATGTTAAACCCTCTTTAACTTAGCCTTATCATAACTGCCTTCTCGCTCTATGTAGTTTTTACGCATACCATAATTCGTGAAATAATTAGGAAACCAATCCTGTCCTTTTCCTTTACTCCAAACATTCCACATTCTTCTTTCTTGATTTCCTGAGCCAATTTTAGGTGCAACTATCTCAACAAATTTTTCATACATATCATTACTTTTGAAAACAGTTCCAGAAGGAATAGTAGCATATAATTCTTCAACTGACTCTTTTAACATCTTTAGATTCTTAGAAGAATAACTCGCTTTTATGATATCTTCCCAAAGCACAATTAATCCTCCCTTAACATGCTTTCAATAAAGCCCTGTGCTTGCGCTACTTTAGAAGTAGGTTCCATATCACTGTTTAGAATATCTAATAGTTTTCTTAGTTTTCTCTTAGTATAAAAACTACTTTCTTTTCTAATTTTATTCTCCCAACTCATTCAATCACTCTCCTTTTAGTTCAAGTAATTTATCAACCATGCCTTCATACTCTTGCATTTGTGGAGAGAAAAGATGGTATTTTAAATCTCTTAAATTTTCTATTTCTTCTTTTGACATACTATCAATCTTTTTATCTAAATCAACTAATTCGTTTTGCATAAATGTTCTCCAATCAGTTCCTCTGAATAAATCTTCCATGTCCTTAGCCAATGATTGTAGCGTTTCTGCTTTTACTATTTCTCTCCAATTCATTGTAACTTCTCCTGCATTTTCTTTTTAATATCTAACCAAATCTCAGGATTGTTTTGTGCAAGCACTTCTTGAACAATTTGCATTTGTGCGACAATAATTGTATCTTGTCTCTTGTGTATAAGTTTTCCTTTAAACTCCATAAGATATTTTAGCGACTCTCTAATTTCTCTTGCTAACTTAGTTAAAGCATCAATCATCTTAGGGTCTAAATCATTTCCTAATTCATGAAATACCTGTTCAAGCCTAGCATCTAATTTCTCAACGTTATTAGAAAGTAATTCGACTTCATTAACTTCTTTCTTGGCAATAATAGCAGCAGCACTTTGTTGCACTATTGGAGTTAAGTGATGTTTCATATGCCTTTGAATCTGCGCCTTTGTAGTATCTAAGGCTAAAGCAACTGCCTCACTATCTATATCTCCATTACTTAATGCCTGTTCGTAATGTTTTCTCATGGGGTCGGTGCATAGATTACATTTAGGATTAGATGACATCACATAATCCCCCATGTGATTTCTTTGATGTTGAGCAGCAGTTCCGCTTCTCCAACCATTAGCAGCGTCTAATTCATCACAGGTAACAATACCGTTTTCTAGAGAGTTTTCTATTTCTTCTCTATCTTCATGCTGACATAGACCGCAGCGTTTTCTAGTTACCATGTAATTACCTCCAAAGATGAGACTGCCACATTCTCTTCAATACAATCTTCTCATCAGTATTAGGTGCATTCATGCTTTGTAAATCTCTAGTCCTACTAATTACAGACTGATTCAACAATGCTTTCATAGCACTCTTTGTAAGTTTAATCTGAATTGTTTTGGGATTAGTTTTCTCCTTTCTAAATAAGTCCAAAACTTTCTGCTTAGATGAAGGAGGAAAGTCAAACTTCCTTTCGCTTAATCTCGCTGCTGCTTGGCTAGTATCAAAATTAGCACCATCATACAATTCTGTCTTTTTCAAAAGACCTTGTGCGAATCTTTTAATTTCGGGAATCTTTCCTAATTCCTTTGCCATTCTTACGCTATTAACAGGAAAGACAACTTCTTCCTGTCCTTCTTCTCTAAAGTCAAATCCTCCCCTAACAGTGTTTTGCCAAGCCGGTTTATCATTAGGAGCAAGTGCAACACCTCTAGGGGTTTTTCTTCTCAATGCTCTTTCAATTAAAATTACAATTCCTTTAGGAGTTGCTGATAAAGTAATCTCAGTAATTTTTCCGGCAGGTGCATCTTTAGCATTGAGTTGAGCAATTTCTCTTACTAACCTTCTGTCGGTATTTCCTAATTTGAATTTAGTATTTTCAAAGTCCCTTCTCAGTTTGGTTACATTCAGTTTACCGTCTTTATTCCAAAATGCAGTATTTCTGATAGCCTTGTCAAAGTATCTTTCTATCTCGCCTATTTCTTCCCAATCAATAATAGTCTCATCGTCTTCGGTCATTGGGACATCATCAACTTCATTTGTTATTTGTGCCAACTTTCCTTTAGCATCTGTCATGATAACTGCTAATCCTCTTGAATCAAAATCAGCAGTTGGTTTTTCATTAAATAGTGCCTTGTGTGGTAAATTGCTACCCGTAAACCAATCTCCGGGGGCTGCTTCGCCTCCATATTTTTCCTTGTATTTTTCTGTTCTATAGTGTCCTTGAACAGGCTTAGGTGCAAGTCTTTCATTACCTCTTACTTCTTCAACGTCTGTAAATAAAATAAATGCAGGGTCTAGTGCTTTACCGTCACCTCCGGCATCTTCACCGGTTCCCTTTAAAGCCATCAAAGCGTCGCCTAAAGAAGAAATAGCAATTTCATCTGCTAGCGTATAATATTTATTTTCTATAACTCTTTCAATGAAGGCAATATATTTTTTATTTGCCCCTTCATCAGTAAAGCCCCTGTTACGACTATTGTCTCTTACATTTGTTGAAGTAATATGATTAACTAAGAAATCATACAGAGTAGGAATCCTATTGCTAACCATCATGTCTGAGTTACTAATACCCATACACGTTTCTTTCCAATTACGATACTCTTGTATAAACTCAGCCTTATCAGAATTCTGTGTGACTCTCATCCCTTTGTAGTCATCAACATTCTTCTTTTCTTTACTCATCTTCCTCATCCTCTTTTCGTGGATTGACGACCTTAGAGTTAATTACACCCGGAGTTGATGTAGTGACTGCTCCTGCTGCTTTTTTCTCACAGTCTGAACAACCGCAGCCTTTCTTTTTAAGAATTATTTGCCAAGTCATTTGAGACTTCCTCCCTATATTTTCTTGGTATTCTATTTCTAGGTAGTCCCATCTCCTTTCTTTTTCTATCATACGCTGAACGGGCATCTCTTCTTTTTTTGTCTTGTTCTATTGATTGAATAGTAAGTTCGTCAATTTGTTCCATACTGTTCAAACCACGTTCTTCCATTTCTTGTCTAAGTTTTTTTGTTTCTCTAGAATCACTAGCATAATCGTATTTAGATACATTAAAAATGTCCTGTAACTCCATTCTTAATTCTTCATATCTTTCAGCATCAATCTTTCCTTTGGAAAATAATCTTGCTAATTTTTCCATACCTTGAGGATATGTATTTGCTCCCTTTTGTAATTCGGGCGACCTTGTGGATTTATCTTTCTTTGCCGATGTAGGCCCTTCATAAGAAGCACCGCCATATTCATCAAAAGAATCAGCACTAATATTTCTTTCATTATCAGAGGCTTTTCTTTTTAGTATGTCTTCCCAACTCATGTTAATCACCTGTAATTAATCTCTCTTCGCAATATCCGCAAGATAATCTTTTAGCATATTCTTGAAGGCTTCACCGTATAGGTCAATATCCTCTAATATGTTATCTCTTACTTCCTTTTGCATAGCCATATCTCCAATTGCATGAAAGCCTTGATTATTAACTATATCCATAATTTCAAGAAAAGTCAAATCGTCTTTCGGCAACTTTTTCAATATATTTTCCCAATTCATTTCTTCTCACCTGTAATCAAATCTTTCTTTTGCTTTTGTTCTTCTGTGTCTAACTGTTTTGACTTAGAATCAAACCAACTATCAAGCAAAATACACCGAGTCATGGAAATGACGAATAGGACTCTGCTTATTAATTTGACTATGTAAATCGCAATACGTCATGTTTTGCGGAAGTCTATATCAGCATCTAAATCTTGAGATTGTGTAGCAAACTTCATTCGCTTCATGTCATCATAATCCATCTTTCCCCAATTATAACAAACAACTCTGAATACTTGATATTTAGGCCGAGGTGGATGTTGGTAAACACCATAGGCTACTTTATAGTCATAATTCATACCATTAATATTTTTTATTGTTTTATAACCAATTTTGGTTTTTCCTTTTTTTGCTGATTCTAAATCTTCTAATATAGCACAAGCGACTTCTTCAGGAATAGAGAAAAAGGAGAAATAACCATCTGCTCTTGCATGAGGATGATTCTTTGCTTTGTCATAATATTCTTTTAATTTCTTAAGACAATCAGATTCCTCTTCTTCGGGGACAGTTTCATCACCCCAATCCAAATTAATCATTTGTCTTGAAGACTGATTTACGTTTTTTAGAATATCAAACCACATTGAAAACCGCCCTCGCTCTTTCTGCTAACTCTTCGAGTTTTTTATTTTGTTCATCATTTTCATCTGTATATCCATCTTTGTCTTTCTTTTCTGTGGTAATGACTATGCTACAAAATTTCAACGGAACATTTCTTTCCATTAATACCATAGTCCTACCGAGAAGAAATCTAGAATTTGTTTTATCAACCATACCAATTATATCATCATCATGAACAACATTAACTGCACCTTGACCCAAAGGTATCTTATTGAATGATTCTAACATCCGACAAACACGTTCTTCGGAAGAATTTTTATCTAAATATTCCCAAGCAATACTTATTCTATATGTAGCATTTGAACCGGGATATGTCCAAGTGGGTTTTTTTCTATCACCCTGTTTATAGAAAGTAATTTTATTTTCTTTAACATCGGTTTCCCATCCTCCGGTATCATCTTCTATTAGATAGTCTTTAACAATATGACTAAAGGATTCATTCTTCTTACATTGAGCATTCCATCGTTTAATACAATCCTCTTCTTCCTCTTCAATATCTTCTTCCCAATCAAGATTAATCATTCCCCTAGAAACCTGTTGTTGGTTTTTAATTATGTCCCACCACATCATAACATCCCCCTAATTTTTTCGGCTATGTTAACACAACTGCTAGAAATTGATTCATGAATAAGCCGTGAATTTATCTTGCCTACGCCGGGAGTAAATTCTTTTGATTCTGTATATCGTAAAGGCCTGCAAAGAAACTTAAAGAATACAAATATGTCATTATTCCAATCCTCTAAACTAACTCTTGCTATAAACCCATCATCATCATATCTAGTTTTAGTATTATACTTTATTTCCATGTTTGGCCTTAAATTAAGTGAGCCTCTTGTGTCTTTTCTAGATATAGCATCACCTAGCGTTTCCTTCACCTTCTCATTGAATGCACAGGCTTCGTCTTCTGATAATTTATCTATATCTCCAACATCAATTTCAACAGTAACGGCACTTCTAGTAAATCTATCTTTACTAGATTTGAAAGGCATTCTTTTATCTAACCACCCACCACTGTCATATTCATCTGTAAAATCAAAGGCTTTAACTTCATTTCCGAAAGTAAACTCAATACCATTAAGAGAAGAAAGATATTGATGAACTGCCCTTAATTTCTTTTTACAATCTTCTTCCTCTTGTTCTGAATCGGGAACCATCTCTTCATCCCAATCAAGACTAATCATTTCTCTAGAGGCTTGTCTAGTTTCTTTGATTATGTCCCACCACCACATTTTATCACCTCCAATCTAATTCTTTAGGGTCAATGGCTACTCTTTCTTGACTACCGTATTTGGGAGCAGTTGTTCCGAAATAAATAGTTTTGTGGCCTGCACCTCTCTTAAAAATAACAAAGAGAAAACTTTTTTCATTCCAAACCATTTGTATTGTATATCCTTCAAAATCAGTAACTATTGAATCAGTTATTATTCTTAATCTTTCATCCCTAGATGAGTATGGGGTTGTAAATTCGGCATCTGCAATCATCTCTAAAGATTTACACGCTACACTTTCCGGCAAATCTTTAATTTTCCAACTGTGAAAATCAGAAAAATAATATTTATGTTGTGTTACCTTTTCATACAGTTGTCTTAATCTCTTAACACAACTGTCTTCTTCTGCTTCCGGTTGAATTTCTTCATCCCAATCTAAGTTTATCAACTGTCTAGAAGTTTGCTTAGATTCTTTAAGGATATCAAACCACATCATAACATCCCCTTAATTTTTGTAACTAGAGAAACTATTTCATCAGAAATCGTGTCATATTCTTTTCTAAAAGGAAAATATGCTATGCTAAACTCTAAACTAAAATAATTATCTTCTTTCGCAATAAACGAAACATCACCATTAAAACCAAGTTTATTAGGGGCATGATAAACTCTCGCATAAGAGTAAGACCCTTCGCCGTCACGCACAGGAATACGTTCTTTTAGTTCCTTTTCATCAATAATTGCTTGACAGACCTGTTTTATATATTCATTAAATGTGCAAACTTCTTCATTGGAAAACTTATCAAGAAACTGAAGATGAATCAATATATGAAACTTAGGATGAAGTCCCAACTCAAAATTATTAACGAATCTAGTAAAAGAACGTTGTCCATTATCTTGAGTTTCATTAAACTTAATATCATTAGAGGAACGAATATACTCATAAACTGAAAGAAGTTTCTTTTTACAATCTTCTTCCTCTTGCATTGGGACTGCTTCTTCTTCCCAATCTAAGTTTATCATTTCCTTAGACCGTTGTTGGGCTTTGATGATATTCCACCACATCATAACATACCCCTAACTTTTTCTAAAAAGGCTCTAATACCGTCTTCTTCAATAGCAGGAGGATAAGGCATCCAATACATACTTATAGAAAATCTAGTATTACTCCCAACTGATGCTCCTGCATCTAATATTTTTGCATTAAGCATGTGCTGACTGCCCTTTAGTTTACTCATTGTTCCTCGATTACTACCTGATAAAATATCAAATTCACCTACGTTTACTCTGCCACCTGCATTAGGAAGTTGTGGTTTATAGTCTATAGATTCGGGAGTGTCTAAATGAGCGATAGAATGGTCTAATACCTTCTCAAATTCTGCTAAAAAAACACATGCTGCTTCTTCAGTAAAAGAGTCCATTCCTCGATGATACGCCGTAATGTAAAGTGACATGTAAGGGTCTTGTCTTCGGCCATGAGTATAGCGTTGACCGAAGGCTTCACCTTTGTCTAAATTAACCGCTTGATATTCAAAAGGCAAATCCTTGTTAGTTTTTAGAAAATCAAATAATTTCTGCAATCTATCTTTACATTTTTCATCTTCTTCTTCGGGTATCTGTTCTTCATCCCAATCTAGGTTAATTACTTCTTTAGAAGTCTGCCTAATATTTTTCAAAATATCCCACCACATATTATCAATTCCAATATTGTGTTTCTATCGTTTCTTTTATAACTGATAGAATTTTTTTATCTAACGGCTTATCTTCATCATTGAGTTCACCGGCCCAATAAAACCACTGTTCAGCAAGTGCATCAATACAATAGTCCGATAAATTGGGATTATTAGTATGGTTAATAAGTTCTTTTAAGAATTGGCACATCCTTCTTGTCCATGTATTTTTCCCACGATTAAACCTACTAACAAATGAATTTTTTTGAATAAAGTGTTCATCAGTGCCCTTTCTTGAATTAATTCTCTCTATCTCCATTTCAGGAGGACATCTAGCCCATGTTCTAGTAAGGCCCGAATTCATAAAATATTCAGGTGTGTCTTCTTTCCCAATAAAAATAAATATATCAAACCAACCTGTTCCTACTTTACTTGGTCTTAATTCAAAAGAAATGCCAACGTTAATGCCGCCTTCATTGAAATCTATACTTGGACTAGGAATATCTTGTTGAAATTTCTGCTTAACTAAACAAGCCACTTCATTAGGAATTTTATTTGTTATTGGCCCTTGAGGAATACGATGCGTAACTAAATCGTCATACTTAACAATAATATTATGATATTCCACAAGCCACTTTAAACAGTCTTCATCTTCTATGGAAATCGCTTCTTCATCCCAATCTAAATTGATTAATTGTCTAGAGGACTGTTTAGTGTCTTTAATGATATTCCACCACATGTTACCTCCAATCTAATTCTTCAAGTGTGTATTTTTCGTCTTTATTATGGGCATATATTCCAAGCACAGTTGGTCCACCATGAAGCGGTCTATCTGGGAAAATAGTAATACCGAAACCGGTTATATCATATACACACACAATATAATATCCATCTATTATATCAGAAAAAGCAGTATCATCTTTTCCTAATCGCTTAATAAAGTCTAAAGCCCTACATGCCACTGCTTCCGGCATGTCTTTCATCGTAGGGTTAGGAAATTTGGTTTCTGTTTCTCTAATAACAGGATGATTTTTTGCTTTCTCAACCACCCTTCTTAATTCCTTAATGCAGGTATCTTTGTCCTTCTCCGGTAATTGTTCTTCATCCCAATTTAAATTCACTATCTCTCTAGAAGTGGTTTTAGACTCCTTCAAGATAGAACGCCAAGACAAAGCATCACCTTCTCAATTGATTAAACCATTCAGACTTAAAAAATTCTGAGAAGTCCTTTCCTTCAAATCTCATATCAGAAAAGTCACCTTCTTCATCCGGCACACTAATTTCGGTTCTTTCTTCTCTAAGGTCGGCATCTTCTAATAGGTTTTTACCCTCGTTGTATGCATATGTTATGACTAAAGCCATGATATAATTTATGAAATTCCTACTTTTATCACTAGATAAGATTCCTTTCAATATATACTCCATTTCAATACTTAAATCTAAATCTTTAGAAACGGCATTAGTCACACCTTGAATCACTCTTTCTGTCACTGTTGCAGGGATTTGCATAGGGGCTTGTTCACTATCGAAATCCATTTCTTGAAGGTCTTCTTCTGTGAATTTAGTCTTGACATCTGTTTCTTGATATTCTTTAA